GATGAAAGCCGCATAGTAGAAATAATAGGCAAAACAGATTGGCAACTACAACTTGATAATCAGTTGCCTACTTCCCTAAACTCTCGCATATTTATACCCAGGCACGAATACCATCGTGTTATAAAAGGAAAAGGAACACTTAAATTAAAGATACACAAAGTATAAGATATGTCAGAAGAAAAAATCAATATATCTTCTTCTTCCGGTCCCGGAAATATAAGATTTCAAACCCCATCAGCTATTTTAGCTTTTGCTCCTCTTAGAAACGCTATAGCGGGGGAAAATGATATTGTAACAAACGCTGAAAGAATATATAAATCTTCTTCTAGCGCAGCATCTGGTTCTACAGTATTTCCTGCGGGAGGTTATACCCTACCAACTTGGGCCGATACAAGATTATATTATCTAGGAGCAAATTTACTTAGCTCAAGTGCAGCTGCTTATGGTTGGGGGTCCTCAGCTAGCTCAAGTTATTCAGGATCATTCCATAATCCTTTATTTTGGATGTACACTAGTGCTTCTACTTTTTCTTTAAATAACACTAATCTTTATTATACTACTTTTCAAAGTAGAAGTACTGACCAAGGATTTGATGAGACAGGATCTCTTCCTAATTATTTTGCCCAACTCCGTGCACTAGGTATAGACCCTACAAGTTCAATATACTCCCAATATACCCTTCCTCCAATCACATCCCCCTCATATAATTATCAACTTATTGTTAGTAGATCAGTTCAACTAAATAATACTACAGGTAATTCAGCTTGGAAAACTATTCAATTTTGGACATGTACTACTGACGGGGGAGGCCAAGACACTGGAACAGACCCAGACCCAACTCAATATCAAAAAGATAGTTTAAGATCAGGGTCCAGTTCTACTGACAAAACAATGAATGGAGCCAATGTTCAAGGAAATTTTAATACAAGCTCAGGATTTTATTTTTTTGTACGAAATAATCTTCCTGGTCAAGATACTACATACATAAGATCTATTCCTTTAGAATATACATTTTCTGCAGAAGTTGAGAAATCAGCATCAGCATACACCATGTCATTCGGCATTACTTCTGCTTCATTGCAATCTAATAATACATTAGTTTCTCAATCTTCTCCTTTAATATTTTCAAGCAAAGAAATTAGTAGTGGAAACGGGTATGTGCCTGTAACTTGGAGTGGTTCTTTTGATTTATTTCAACCAACATCATCCCAAACAAATGGATTATCTATAACAGATACATCAAGTATCGCTTCTAATTCTCGTGAAGGAATAATATTTCAATTAAGTTCTTCAAATGGACAAATAATGGAAATTCGAAGTGCTTCTTTAGAAATAAATCAACCTTTAACGGGAAGACAAGTAGCTTTCCCTATTCCTATAGATACTGTAACCACATCACCAACTACAAATGATACTGGAAGTTATTTAGTTGTAACTCCTTATTTAAATTTTGGAGCTGGTACCTTTCTCGGCGGCACCGGTGCTGATTTTGATAGACTTCTCTATGACCAGTCAGGTATTGGAAATGAGTTTACTACACAATTTGATTTTAAATTTGCTGTTTATTACTTTAAAACAGCATACGCTTTATGGAGAGATGGATGGAGAGTAACAGCCCGTAGAGGAAGTAACCAATCAAATACAACCTCTGATCAATTAAATTGGCTCAACGCATCATCATGCCCCTCTTGGGCTGCTTCAGCCTCCTCAAATGGATCAGCAATCAGCTCTATATATGTTAGAAACCCAGGGTGGCTATACGCTTCTCGAAGCGCAAATGACACTTTTATAGATTATGGCACTTCATCTTCTGACCCAGCAGTAAGAAATAGATCATATGTTGGGATAGCAGCTGAATTACTAGGAGGATCCGAATTAATAACTCATTTAAAAGCTGCCTATTATGAAGGAGAACCACAGGCAAGTGCTTCTTTTGAGGGCGCCCAATTTGGGGGAGCTATTGTTGTTAAAAGAAGCCGAGTAAGTTTTTCATCGTCCATTGCTGGAGAACGAGCTATTCCTTCATCTACTACTCCTAATGGACACATATATTATTACCCTGGAATTGCAAGTAGCAGTGCTGCTATTAATATAACAAATGCTGTAGATAATACAATAGCAGCTGTAGGATTGCCTTTAACTATGGTAAACGATTGCGATGTAGTTCCTCTTTCTTTATGGTATTATGATCCTGCTCTTCCTAGTACATTAAATTGGCCTACAAATGTTTCAGGTTGGCCCCGTACTGAAGTAGGTAATTATTATGATGCCTCTGATATTACTTATGGATACGATGGATATACTTTCTAGATAATATAAAATACAGACCGATTCATAGCCGGTCGCTTAACAAAAAAACGGACAGCTGTGGCGTCATCCAAACTTGGAGACGCCACTTTTTTTACGTATATTTAATAGTTAACCGGAGGATGGACAGATGGAATTTCAACATATGTATAATAAAAACAACATGATTAAAATTTATATATTAGAAAGAAACGGGATTCCATTTTACGTTGGAAAGGCAAAAGATTCAACTCGAAGAAAACACTCTCATAGAAAAACATATGGTTTAGATATTCAATCTTATGTTATAGACGAAGTTGAAGATTGGAAATTTTGGGAAAGTTATTGGATAGAACAATTTAGATGTTGGGGGTTTAAATTAGAAAATAAAAATAATGGAGGAGGTGGCCCTTCAAATTATACTGAAGAACAAAAACAAAAAATGAGAAAACCTCGTATAGAAGGAACTGGAAATAAAATAAGTAAAACCTTAAGAGAAAGAAATCATTCTCAATATTATACCCAAGAAGTTAGACAAAAGATGGCAGCCCCCCAAAAAGGTAGACCTAAACCATTTACAGAAGAACATATAAAAAATGTATCAAAAGCTAATTTAGAATCTAAAGGAAAAACAGTAGAATGTTATTCGTTAAATGGAGATTTTATTAAAGATTTTCCGTGTTTAAGAGAAGCAAAAATTTGGCTTTTAAAAGAAAAATTTATATATTCACCCAATATAGATAAACAAATAAAAGATTGCTGTAATGGCAGACAAAAAACATGTCATGGATTTAAATTTAAATATAAACAATAAAATGAAAAAAAAGAAAATTGTAATTGTCGGTGGGGGGGTTGCTGGTATATGCGCCGCTACTAAACTTATAGATAATAATTACCCTGGAGAACTTATTACTATTATTGATATGGGAAAAGATCCATACGAACGCCCACCCGATGAAGTTATGTCAGGTTTCATGGGATGTGGACTTTGGAGCGATGGCAAATTAACATATCATACCGCAATCGGGGGCCAATTATCAAAATATTGTGGTGAAAAAAAAGCATATAATTTAATGGATCAAGTTATAGAAATGGTAAAACGTTTTCACCCAAAACCAGAAGCCATTATGTACTCCAACCCCACCGAAGAACCCGACTTCATTAAACCTTATTTCGGTTTACGTTTATTTGGTGTATATCATATTGGCACCGATTATCTTCACGAAATAGGAAAAAGATGGTATGATTATTTAGTATCTAAAGGAGTACAATTTCACTGGGAAACTAAAGTAAATTATATTGATTTTAATGATAATTATATTGTCGGAGAAGTTCAAGAAAAAAATATAGACTGGCATTATGATGAACTTATATTTGCAGTAGGCAAATCAGGTATTGACTTTGCCCAATCCCTCGCAAAACAATATGAACTTCCCGACGAACCAAAATCAGTACAAATTGGGGTTCGTTTTGAAGCACCACAACATCATTTCCAAAAACTAATTGACATTTCATATGATTTCAAACTTTATAGAAAATTTGAAGATAAAGGCGTTTCACTTCGCTCTTTTTGTACAAACAATAATGCGGCCTATGTTGCCGTAGAAGAAACATACGGCGATTATAGTTACAACGGGCACGCTAAAAAAGATCCGAAATATAAAAATGATATGACTAATTTCGGCATTTTAATGGAAATCAATGGTATTGAAGATCCATTTGAATGGTCTCGTAATGTAGTTAATCAATGTAACGTTTCTGTTGACATTCCTTCTTCACATTCACCTACCGGCGAAAGCTTTTTATACAAAGCTGGATTATATTATAGCCCTAGTTTTAGACAACCATCGTTTACTTCTGAAAACGAACCTGTTCGCGTAATAAGATTAACCGAACTAAGCAAAATAGTTGAAGCATTTGGGGGATATTTTGATTACATTAGAGATTTTATTAGCGATATGAAAAAAGTATTTCCAACACTAGAAGATGATTGGGGTATTTATATTCCTGAGGTAAAATATTTAAGTCCAGAGCCTCTTGTAAATTACAACAATTTATCTTTAACAAAATACCCAAATGTGCACTTTGTAGGCGATGCTTTAAGTGCAAGAGGCATCACAGTTTCAGGAGCTCAT